TGGCTAAGCTGGTGAACGATTTGGAGCGGATGAATGTCTGACGACTTTCTCTGCATAGGCTATGAGGGTATGAGCCGGGCGATTATAGATCATAACGGTGAGAGGGTGTTTAGCCCTGAGCAGATAAGAAAGAGATTCAAAGATGATATGAAAAGCCAAAACGTAATATTCAAAATGAAGATAGGCAAGGGGTATGTGCAAAATTGGTGTGCTTGGTTTTCAGACCTAAAGGAGTATTTTCAAGAAAAGAGAGAAATATGAAAAAAGTTGCTTTTTCCTGTTTTATGCTTCGTAAGTTATTGAAATTATTAAATGCGCGTCCGCTCTCTGAAGGACGCTCTCTGAAGGGCGTTTGACTACTATTTGTATTGGGTGGAAAATGGCTGATAATGATAATGGGCAAGCATATTGCTGTTGTCGTACCAGCCTACAACGAGGAGCGATTAATCTATGGGACTCTTCGCACTATTCCTGCTTTTGTTGATCATATTATCGTGGTTGATGATGCTTCTACCGATGATACCGAGGATCGTGTGGCCCTTGCCGAAAAGGATGATCCAAGGATTAAAACAATTATTCATTGTGAGAACAGAGGTGTGGGGGCCGCTATTGTCTCAGGCTATCAAGCGGCCCTCGATTGTAAAGCTGACGTTATCGCTGTCATGGCCGGTGATGGCCAGATGGACCCGAAAGACCTCTACCGGATCGTAGAGCCGGTAGCAGTAGGGGAGGCTGATTATGCTAAGGGAAATCGTTTTATCATGCCTGCGATTAGGTATTTTGGGGGTGTATTACTCAGTTACCTTACTGGATTTGTCACTGGCTATAGAGTTATCGACTCGCAGAGTGGCTTTACTGCGATCAATCGAGAAACACTTGGGCTATTACCCTTAGACAAGATTTATGAAAGCTATGGAATGCCCAATGACATGCTCATCAAACTCTCACAAGTAGGAGCTCGGATCAAGAACGTACAGACAGCGCCTGTGTACGGCAATGGTGAGCAGTCGGGGATTAAGATACATAAAGTGATTTGGCCGATACTCGGCATCTTAGGGAAAGGTGCATGGCAAAGGATTTCACCCTTACGGCTTATCAAGAGCTGATAGAATCGCTTATGGATAATTACAAGATCATTACGGTTCAGCGGTATTTTGCCCTCAGAGAGCAGGCTCCATACGTTGTCATGCGTCACGATGTAGACCGCAGGCCTCAAAATGCCCTCAGGATGGCCTATCTCGAAGCAGTTATTGGTGTCCACAGTACCTATTACTTCCGAAAAAGCACCTTTAACCAGCATATCATAGAAAATATCCACTTATGGGGCCACGAGGTTGGCTACCACTACGAAGTAATGGACAAGGCAAGGGGTGACATAGGGCTGGCTCACGCTATTTTCAACGCAGAGCTTGAGATTTTGAGAGCCTGGGTACCGGTCAAGACATGCGCTGCTCATGGGAACCCGCTGACCAAACATGACAACCGGGAGTTCTTTGACTACTTCGATCCTGAGCAGTTTGGATTGGTAGGGCAAGCGGAGAAGGTAGGCGGCGAGTATATTACGGATACCGGGAGAGAAAACCCTGACTACAACCTCAAAGACTGGCCGGACGGAGATGGTCCAGGTGTGATGATTCATACATATTACAACATCCACCCCGAACGCTGGAATGACGGCCTGGGCTGGTACAGGCAATGGGTGTTCGATTGGGGATGTAACCTAGCAAAGAGGTGTTTGCGTGCGCGTTTTGCTCATTAACCCGCCTTTAAGCGCAGAGCAGCGCTATGGCAAGGACATGGCACAGTTCGGCCCATGCTCAGAGCCCTTGGGTCTGGCGTATGTGGCCGGGGCTTTGGAGCAGGCAGGGCATGAGGTGAGGATATGGGATGGGCAGGTGCAAGGCTTATTGCCATTACCTCAACCTTGGGATTATGACTTATATGGCATAACCATGAACACGCCATCTTTCAGTATTGTTCAAAAGATGTGTAAAGATTTCAAAGACTTTAATCGTAAAGTCCCCATCATCCTCGGCGGCCCTCATCCCACGGTTTTATCTCAAGAGACTTTGAGGGCTATACCGGAGGCTGATTATGTTGTGAAGGGTGAAGGAGAAAAGGCGATCTTTGATTCCATTAACAAAGGCTCTTATCGCTTTGTAGCTTCTACGGCTACGGGTGATCTCGACACCCTCCCCCTCCCCGCTCGCCACCTGCTCCCCATGAAGCAATATCAAATCACGGCCTCCCGCAACAAAGGACACCACGCCTATACGGTCATAGTGGCCCGAGGCTGTCCGTTCAACTGCGCTTTCTGTTGCCGCTTGCATGGCCGCAAAGTGCGCTTTCACTCAGTGGATAGGGTAATTCAAGAGATAGAACTCCTTGTGAGGGATTACAATGCGAAAGAAATCAACTTGGAAGCGGATACTATTACCGTTAATCGTTCCTGGATGTATGCTCTTTGTGACGCTCTTCGCGACACTGGCCTTAATCGCCGTATCTCATGGACGTGCGAGAGCAGGGTAGACACGGTAGATGAGGCAATGCTCAGGCGTATGAAGCAGGCCGGATGCTGGCAGATCAGCTATGGGGTGGAGACAGGAAGCCAAAGGCTGCTCGACTTCATCAAGAAGGGCACCACGCTTGAACAAGTACGGGAGACATTCAAAGCAACTAAAAGGGTAGGTATCAATATCCGGGCATTCTTTATGCTTGGGATACCTACGGAAACACGGGAGGAATCACATGAAACCATTTCGCTGGCGAGGGAACTTAAAGCCGATTGGTCACAATTCACCCTCTGCACTCCCTTCCCTGGAACGGCTCTCTTCGATTATTGCCGATCTCACCAAGAAAGTCTCAGCACTCGATGGGAAGATTACAAAACTCATGGAGGCTGGGAAGGCGGCAGGCTGGCTTACACCCCGAGAGGAAGATCAGAACAAGAAATGAAAGCCCTGCAAAAGCAAGCCTATCGCTCCGTATATCTTCAACCAGGGAGAGTATGGTCATACCTTGCTAAAGTGCGCTCTCTCGGGCAACTGTGGCAGGGCTTCAAAGGTGCGTGGGTGGTCTTAAAAACGAGGTGGGCATGATGAACCCCACGATTAAGCGCCTGATATGGGGCGTAGTGATATTCGGTATTGCGACCGCAGTTGGGATTATCTTCGGGAACTGGCCTATATGAAAAACTGGCTCACAATCGTAGCAACCTTTCTCCTGGTGATCTTCGTCAGGGTCGTGGTCACCAAGGAGCAAACCATATTGGCGGCTCTCTCCTCCGGCCAATATAAAGAGGCATGGCTGGGATTCAAGGCGCTCTTACCTACCGCGAACCCTCCCGCGAAGATCGTCAAGATCCCGGCCATAACCTTGAACGAATGCGCTCAGGGCTATGTTGATACGCCCTTATATCACACCGGGGGGAGATTGATGCGGTGGATTCAGTGGGGCAAGCTGAGGGCGCTGTGGAAACTTTTAAAAACGGGAGAATGAAGATGGCTAAATGGGAATTTACAAATACTTTAACCGAGGAGAAATCTCCAAAGTTTGAGACAAAAAGTTTTGACTTTGGTAATTCTTTGTACGTGGGCTTCAAACCTCAAATTAGCAATGCCCGGTATGGATTCATTGTCTCTTCTATGGATACAAACCGCACTATTGCTAGATTATTGGTAAACACAGGCATAAATTTGTTGCTCCATAGACCAAAAGTAATTTTCAGCCATACGTGCTGGAAATATCATGTGGGATTGAGGCATGAACATTCTTGACTTCGGCTGCGGAAACGGCGTGATGCTCCCCACTTTGGCTAAGCATTTCAGCTCTGTAACGGCGTATGACAAATACCCCGATGCTGCCAGAGAGCTAACAGTAAAACTCAAGCTCAATAACGTAGAAGTGCGAAGAGCTAGCTTTGCGGGCTATGTGCCCTTTCGAGATAAACAGTTTGACGTTGTATGGGCTTCATCCGTCTTGGAGCATATCAAGAACCTGGATTTGGTCACATATCAACTATATCGTGTTTCGAGGCCTGGCGGTCAGTTGTTGTTTCTTTCCCCCTCAGAAGATTGGCGTTACAGACTAGGGAGAAAATTATTCGGGCTGGAGAAGCCCAAAGATCACTATTGGACCGGGGAGCAAATACACCAGGTGCTTTGCCGGTATTTCACCTGTGAGGTAAAGAAAACATGGCCTCCGTTGTTAGGAACCTATGTGATGGGGAGGTATAGGAAATAATGCCTCCAAAGAAGAAAAAAGAGGAGACCGGGCCTCAGATCATCAGAAACCGGATAACTGCGGAGCGGTTGTTAGAGTACCTGGAGAAAGAGCTTGAGGCTACAGAGCAGAAAGTCTTTAACCCAAAAGGCAATACGAGCGAAGATGGGATTTTGTACTCAAAAGAGATGATTGATTGGGGTACACGCCAAAAGGCCCGCATGGATGCTCATAAGCTCAGGGGAGACTATCCAGCAGAGAAGAGCGAGGTTGATCTAAAACTGCCTAACGCTATGGCCCTGGTAGTCGAATCACGGCAGGAAGCGAAGAAGAAACAAAAGAAACATGCAAAATGAAGCTATAGACATATTCAAACAGCAGGTCCAGGAATGCGAAAGGGTGTGTGAGTCCTTTGAGTATTTCGTGGATAATTACGTCTGGATTGAGGATAAGGTAACGAGTCAAGCCATACCGTTCAAACTGTGGGAATCCCAGAAGCGGATCATAAGTCGGCTCATGAAGGCTGACCGCCTTATCATCCTCAAAGCTAGGCAGTTAGGGCTTACATGGCTTACCGCAGCTTACTGTCTATGGAAAGCGATAACCAAACCCTTACAGCTCATCGTTATTATCAGCTACAAGGAACAAATAGCGTGGGAAGTAACCGGACGCATTAGATTCATGCTCAATAGCCTCCCCGACTGGATTTATCCTGCGCTTCGCAAGGCAACCAACGAGGAGCTTGTCTTTTCCCATAATAATCTGCTTGAGTCCACGATCCAGAGCATAGCCACGACACCTTCAGGAGCGCAATCAAAGACGCTGAATCTTCTGGTGCTTGATGAGACCTGCTGGAACCGCTACGTTAAGGACATTTACTCAGCATCGAAACCCGGCGTGGATTCAGCCAGGGGCCGAGTTATCGTTATCTCTAATTCTATCAAGACCGCCCCGGGCTGGTTCTGGACACGGGAAATGTACTCAGGAAGCATGAATGGCACCAATGACTTTGAGAGAATCTTTATGCCCTGGTCCGATCATCCGTTACGGTCAACCAAGCTCATCTATGACGAGGATGAGAAAGAGAAGATCCCTTTGTTCATCAAGGAACAGCGGGACGGAGGCATGGACGATGAGGAGATTAGTGAGCACTATCCAGCTACCGAACAGGAAGCTATTAGCACTATGCTTGGCAGTTATTTTGGAAAGGTGCTGGCTCGGCATACGTTTACAATGGATGGCAATAGAGGCAGCCTTGAGGTCAACCAGCACAAGGAAATAGAGTTTGTGGAGAATAAGCGGGGGATACTGGAGATATGGCGCTATCCCTATCACCTGGTTGACGGATGGGACGGACGGTTTTGGGAGAATCGCTATTGCATCGGCTCAGATGTTTCCGAAGGCCTGGGCGAAACCTACAGTGTGGCCTATGTCATTGACCGGCAGCTCGATGAGGTAGTAGCGCGGATGCGCTCGAACAGGGTAGACGCATACGAGTGGGGAACGCTACTTTTCCGGCTATCACAGTTTTATGCGAACGCGGACGGTAACGCCCTGATATGTCCCGAAAGGACAGGGGCAGGGATTACCACGTGCAAGCGCTTGGAAAAGCTCGATGCAATACTTTACTTCAAGATGATACCGGCAAAAGTAGGCCCTCCCACCAAAGAGATAGGCTGGTCTGAGACAAATCAGAGCAAACATGAATTATGCGGGGATCTCAAAACATGGCTCAGGCAGATGAAAGGCACCATGTATGACGCTACCCTGATTGACGAGTGCTCTACGTTTATCAGAGATGAGAACGGCAAGCTGGGCGCTGAAGAAGGCAAATTCGATGATTGCGTTATCGGCGCAGGCTGTAGCATCCAAGCCAGTCACTTTATGGGAGATCCACCGGCGCAGGTGCCGGAAGAGCCAAAGGGATGGCTTAAGAAATGGCAGAAGGGGGATTACTAGAAGAACGTAACTAACATAGTTTAGCCCCGTTCCGAAGGCGCACGGTAGGGGCAAAAGCCAACAAGGAGCTCTGATCTTAGCTAAGGAGATCAGGGCTTTTTTGTTGGCACAAAGGAGCACATGGCAAGCAAGCACAAAGAAAAGCTGACAATCAATACTGATTTCCTGGAAGCATTGAAGGAAGTCAGACACCGGGTAGAGAATCCGGGCAAGCTCCCCTCCCTGGTACTGGCCGGCAACGTCTACAGGGAGCGGGATATTCGAGAGGTGCAGACCGTAGTATTTCCGCCCTGGGAGATAGGCTATCAGGTGTTGCCGGTGCCGGATGCCGTAGGCGTGTACATCCGTAACATCTTCTGCAAGATGCCGAAAGACCGCGTAGACGACCTCACGGACCGAGATATTGACTGGCTTTTGATTCATACCAAAGTCCTCGTGGACGATGGCCAGAGCGATCTTATGATTGAGAAAATATCGCCGAGCTGCATGAAGATCAGTCAGTATTTCATGCCGCTGTTTCTCAAAGAGATGAAACCGAATCTTGTAGTGCCGGGAGGCAACAAAGATGCCTGAAGCATTTGAGAACTGCAACAAAGCAGGCGGGAAAATCAGAACCATATCAGGACCTAATGAACAATTCAAGGTGCCTGAAGGCAAATATCGCCGTATTTGAATCAAGGGCGGGAATGTCCATTTAGGGCATCTTGCAACACCGAAAAAGAGCACGTAATGGAACAAATCGACCTGAAAAAACTGGAAGCGATTATCACCGGCAAGGATGCTTCGAAGATCCTCGAAGTCTACTCCTACCTCAAGATTTACAAAGAGGACACCAAGCGCGCGGAATGGCTCACCCGGCGTGATAAGTGCTGGGGCATTATCGAAAACGACAAGGAATCCTGGTGGACCGGTGAGGAGCTTGACGAGATTAGACGGCAAAAGCAGGAGCCCAATGTCACAAACAAATGCGTCAAGGGCGTGCAGGGCAAGGCTGCAATCGTTACGGATCAAAAGCCGGAGATCAAGTTCTTTCCCATCGGCAGTTCTGATCTCTACATAGCGGAACTGCTGAAGCGGGGGCACGATACGGTATGGACAAAAAACGAGGGAAATGACGTTACCTATGACGGCGTGGAGGAAACGCAAGTGGGCGGCATCTCCTTCCTCAAGGTGCGTCACGACCCCTCTAAAGGTCCCTTCGGGAGAATCCTCTTTGAGGAAGCCCCGCCCGAGGACTTCTATTGGGACAGGAACGCCCGCCAGAAAGACCTCTCCGATACGCATATTATCGAGGCAAAGCTACGCTCAAAGCCTTACATCAAAGAGCATTACGGAGACATTCTGGACGAAGAGGATCTGAACTTCAAGATAGAGCTCAAAGAGGAAACAGACGCTACGTCCAGCGGTATCACCGGAGCGGATAATTACGCGGAAGGCGAGAAAGACAAGCTGGACAGCGATTCAACCGCGCAATCCGAGCCGGAGAACATCTGGGAGATCGATGCCTGGATGCTCAAGACCGGTGACGAAGATTGGGTGGTAAGGCCCGGCCCGGATGGGTTGCCGCAGGCCGAGCCGATTGAACTCGACAAGGAAAAGAAAAAGGACCTTAAGGCCGGGGATGCCATAGAGGATGGCGTGTACTGGCCGAGAAAGCTCGAAAAGAGAATCCACCGCTTTATTATCGGTAAGAAGCTCATAGAGGAGCAGGAAAACCCGCACGGCATGGATGCAGACGGAAACCCGGTGCTGCCTGTTATCGCTATCAGAGCACAGCGAACCAGAAACTCGTATCCCATGAGCCCTACTGCATACGCTAAAGACCCGAACAGACAGCTCAACAAGGCTACGCTGCAATTCGCCCATGCCATAGCGCACCTGGCGAACGCTCCTATTGTACGGCCTGCACAGGGAACAAAGTGGAAGGGAGAGCCCGGAACCCCCGGCTCAGAGCTATTGGTAAGCCAAACCTCTGCCTTTACCCCGCAGCGGCTACAGGCCGGTTCCATTGATGCCAATAAGTTCCTGGAGATCCGGCAAATGGCAGAGGCCGACATTAACGATATGTACGACATTCACGATGTTATGCGGGGCAAAGTTCCCGAAGGAACCGACCCCTCCGGGCGTGTTGTGCTGGCCCTTCAGGATATGGGCGGCATGATGAGCAAGCCCTTTCTGAGAGTCCTGGAAGCTGCGCTCATACGGCTGGCCAAAGTCAATATCGCCATGATCCTGAAATACTGGCCTCGCTATATGTGGGAGCGCCTATTGGAAGAGGATGAATGGCGAAAGTGGATGCCCGATGAGGAAAAGGCCAAGCTGGGCGAAGAGATGGAAGAGCCTGACGAGGAGATGCAAGAGAAGATACAACGCAAATGGGAAGATGCCCTTGAGAAGATACGTCCGGCAGACGCGAGCAAGCCCCCCGGGATTAGCTTGATCGATCTGGACGTTAAACTCACCGCCGGCTCGTCTCTGCCAACCAATAGGATAGCAAAGGCGCAGTTGGCAATGGAATACGTAGAGGCCGGTATCTACGATGCCGAGGCCGCACTTGAGTATGTTGATGATCCGAATAAAGACAAGATAGCTGCCCGTATGAAGAAGAAAGAAGAGATGATGATGCAGGCAGGAGCCCTAAAAAAATGAAAGGAGGAAAGCCATGGTAACGCCAAAGAAACCCAAAGAGGTTGAGATCAAAGGCGAGGTTCTGTTCAAGAAGGTTGACCGTCTCGCTTCCTATTTCGAGCTGGAGCAGGACGAGAAATATCTTGCCAACCGAACTTTTACCTTAGATCGATCAGTGGTGCCGGACGACTACGAGCCCGAGAAGTACGAAGTTACCGGCGAGTATAGCATCAAGATCAAAGTAACGGAAAAGTAACCGACTTGACCCGGTAGGTCATGCAACATAGGCCCCTTCACAGCCTGAATGTGATGCGAAAGGAGTAATTCTCATGGGAGATGAAGAATTCAGCAAGGAAGAATTGGAGATACTAGGCGAATCCGAAGAGGAATCGGGACAGGATACCCAGGACACCTCGGAGGATAAGGGAGAATCGCAAGAAGAAGAGTCCAAAACCGAGCAGACCACCGAAACCGAGGAAGCAGAAACCGAGGAGACGGAGCAGGAAGAGGAAGAAGAAAAAGAGAATATGGTGCCTCAATCCCGCGTGGATCAGATCGTGCGGGAACGAGAGGAAGAGAAACGGAAAAACGACCTTTTGAGGCGTGATCCCCAAGCCTATTACGAAAAGTATCCTGATGAGAAGCCGGAAGAGAAGGAAACGGAGACAGCACAGACGACTTTTGCAGATGTGGCTCACATGCGCGTCCAGGGCGGAACCTATAACGGTAAAACCCTTCAGGAAGTCTATGATGCCGACCCGTTCACTGCTATGGCCATTTACAACGATTACCGTGACGAGCAACGCGAAACCCAGCGGAAAACGGTTGAAACACAAGAGAGGCTTAAACGGGAATCGGAACAGGAGGTTAATACCTTCACCGAGAAGATGGCCCATGAGATGTTCGGCAAGGAAAAGGATAACCTTGAAAGCAAGGAAACCAAGCAGCTTGATACCTTTATTGACGGAATCCTGAACTGGATGGAGGAAACCGGCAGGGCTAATACAATGGCCGATGCCTACATCCTCATGAACCACGAGGAGATCCTGAAGGCTGCACAGGTGAAAAGCACCAAGGCCCTCATTGACGGATTGAGCAAGGGAACCGTGAAGAGCGCTACCACGCAGAAATCCGATGAGGAAAAAACAGGATACGGCAGGTTTATGGAGTATTCGGAACAGCAGCTCGCAGACCATATCGACAGTTTGAGTGACGCTGAGATGGACAATTTCATCAAGAATGCTCCGGCGAAACTGAAAGAGAAACATCCAAAAGCGTTTGCGGCTTGGGATTAACGCTGAGAGAGGTCATTAGACAAGGAGGTTTTTCTAATGGCCGACTGGACTTTTACGACCGCAGATGCCCTCACAGCGCAGACCTGGGCAAAGAGGTGGTGGATAGAGGCCAAAACCGAGTCCTACTTCTTCAGCCAGGGTTTTGTCGGCGCAAGTGAGGAAACTAATATTATCGTTGAGTTCCCGGATCTCGAAAGAGAGCAGGGGTATCAACACACCTTCGGGCAGGTCAGAAACCTGAGCGGTGCCGGTATCAGTGGCGACAATATCATGGAGGGGAACGAGGAAGTTCCCAACGTCTATGACGATGCAATTACGATCAACCAAAAGCGTAATGCCGTCAGGACAAAGGGTAAGCTCTCCGATCAGTACCCTTCGGATAAGGCAGTTCGCCAGTGGGCACGGCGCTTGCTCAAGAGGTGGAAGGCCGACACTATCGACCAGGATATGTTTGACGCTATCTGGGATAGCCCGACCAAGGCTCTCTATGGCGGGGATGCTACGGGTACGGGAGACATCGAGGCAGGCGATTACATGACGCTGGCCCTGATTTCCAAGGCCGTTGCATACGCCAAGAAAGCCACCCCAAAGATCATAGGCACACCGGCAGGCGGAAGGCGCTGGTTTGTATGTGTCATGTCTCCGGACCAGGAATTTGACCTCAAGGAGCGTGACGCTGCATGGAGCCAGGCGCAGAGAGAAGCGCAGAAACCCGGCCCCGATAATGCACTTTTTACCGGGGCAATCGGACGGTGGAATAACACGATCCTGCATGTGCATGAGCGCGTGCCCACCGCTACCACCTGGGGCGGAGCGTCAAATCTGAACGGAGCAAGTGCCGGGTTTATGGGTGTCGGATGTGCGGGAATCGCCTATGCCAAGCGCAAGGTTTGGAATGAAAAAACCTTTGACTATGGCAATAAGGTTGGTTTCTGCATCGGCGCGATTTACGGCATGACCAAGGCCGTGTTTAACGCCGCCGATAATGCGTTTGTTGTTATCCGAACCTACCGGACCAATAACTAATGATCTTTGGGTGGATAGCTGAAAGCTGGCCGCTGAATGCGAAAAGGGGTAACTCCCGGCCCCCTTCCGCCCATTGACTACCGGGGATATGGGGAGAAAGAAGATGGCACAAGGAAAACTCACAGATCCGGCTGAGAAGGCCACAAAGGAAAAGGAAGATAAGACGTTGGAGCAGGAGATGGAATCGCTCAAGGTAGAAGGTCTTACCTTAGATGATTTCCGGCCTGTTCCGCAGCATGTAGCACGGGCGGCACATCCGTTTGACGGCTACCCGGAGCGCAAGATTACAGTAAGTATAGACGGGAAGGAGCGGGAATTGAACGTCACGCACGTTGTCGCTGTCAATCCCAAAGAACCGGAATACCAAGACCCGTCCGGCCGGGGTGTTATCATCCAGAAGAAGGTCGGAAAGGGCACCCGCGAGGAGCGCGTTACGATTAAAAGCGCTCACAGCAGGCCGGTTCGGGATTACGAAAACGGCGGCATTACCATTGATTGTGTCTTTGACCGCGAGATCCCGCTTGCCGATGGGACCACCATGACACGGTGCTGCCTTGTACCCAGCCATTCCGCACGGGCTCAGATTTGCTTCAAGCTCGACATACGCGAGGGCAGGATACAGGTCGACAATCGCTATGTGCTTCCTGACGGAAAGCAAGTGAACCGCCTTCGCCGGGTCTATGAGATGATCGTGAATCCTCAACTGAAGGCCGAGAATCTGGCCCGGTGGGTAGCAGGGGAAACCCCTGAAGAGCCTACCGAACTGGTTGAGGAAGAATAGAGGTATAAACGATGGCGAATATACATCCAGAGATCAAGCCGAACGGGGTTAGTGATAAGTACCTCATTGACCTGATGTATATGCTTCAGCAGTCCATGTATGGCCTTTGCCTGAAGTTAGATACTGAGGGCACCGGACTGACAACCTATGTGGCGAATTGCTATACGGCGATATTCCATACGCAAGTGTGGGATTACCGGGGCAACAAAACCCAAAACGTGACTACGGTCGATCACATCATCATGCCCAGCGGAGGTTTATCTAATGCTGCTCTGATCCAGTGGCTTTATGACTGGATTAACGGTTTTGAGACGCTTGTAGAGCAGTTGGACGGTGACGCTGGTATTACTGATGATAACGACTATGAGGACCTTTGCTACGAGGCTCTTGTCCTACCGTACATCTTTGAAAGCGGCAGGTACGATCAGCAAACGATTCTCGGCAACACGGATTCAACGGGTGGTTTTACTACCATGTTGGACAGCGCGGGTACGCCCTGGGTAGTTACGAGGATAGGTCCGACAGGGAGGCCGACTGATAGAGTCCTGTGCGATTTGCTTTACGATATTATCAACGCATGGGAAACGCTGTGCGAGAAGATTGACGCAGATGCAGCGGCAGCCCCACCGGCAGCGAATAACTATGAGGCATTATGGTACACGGCCACGGTTCTTATGCGCGTAGAGAATAGCGCAGGCAATGTACTTGGCAACTCACAAACCCGTTTAGGCTAAGAAGGAGGTAGAAAGAATGACAAGGAAACTTTTAACTTTTGTGCTGGCAATAGCTCTTGTTTTCAGCGTTGCCATGACCGCACATGCAGGCTTCAAAGATATGTGGGCGCAGGTTTATTCCTGGGATGGCACACTGACCGCTGACGGCAAGATGGAGCTTACGAAAATAACCTCCGGTATTACGTATGCCGTTATGAAGGCAGATAGTGTCGCAACACTTGAAACGCTGTACTACTATGATTCTGATGCTATGACTTCACTTGCCAATCCGGTGAGCGGAACGAATTATGGCAGTGCCACTGTCGGCAACGATATGATTCGCTTTCGGGTCGATCCCGCAGAAACAAATGATGAGGCTGTGGATCTGATCGTGGTGGATCAAGCCGGCGGCTATACTGCGTTTGTAGAGGATTTTGACCAGTATACGCATAGCGTGATTATAGATGAGCGTCCGAACGTCCGGCATCATGGTTGCGCGTTTATCGTAACCACCGGATCAAGTACGGAAATAGATACCGGTATTCAATTCGATCGAGTAAGCGTTATTGACGCAATGCTCATCGAAGTCGGCACTGCTATGAGCGGCGGCGCGGGAAGTGCTGAAGTGAGCTTTGGGCTTGCCGGTGCAGGAACTGGCGGGGATGCTGATGGCTTTATCATTGATGAGGTGTTGGCAACCGCTGGCTTCCACGATCCATTCCGATCTGGTGTTAATACCAGCGTCTCACTCGTTACAGCGGGTGAAGGAATGGCAATTTTCGCGGAAGGAGCCGTGGGACCATTTATTGGATATATGTCAACAGGGACGAGTGACACGGCAGACAAACAAGGTATGCTGGTGAGGACTCCCAAAATCATACACGGAACTATCGAGCAGAGCTTGGTTTATATGTTCTCGACCAAGGAAGCCACTGATGGTTGGGGTTTACTGCATTTCTGGTTTACCCGTATTAGATAACCTTAAACCGGGGGCCTCGGAAACGGGGCCTCCGCCCTCAGAGAATATGAAGCGAAACCTGATCATATTTGCGATTCTCACGGCGACAATCTTGATTGTTTACTCCAATAGTTTGCTTTGCCCGTTCCATTATGATGATTCGGTCAACATCATTCGCAATAAGAATATTCACATGACCGAGTTTAATTGGGAGAGCGTCAAAGCGAGCTGGTTCGCCGGTGGAGCCCGAGGCGATATTTACCACCCCATTCTCTACCGCCCGGTGGCCATGTTCTCCTTTGCGCTGAATCATTATTTCCACGGCCTTGAGGTGCTTGGCTATCACGTTGTCAATGTCATTGTTCACATCATAACCGCCCTGTTTCTGTTTCTGA